GCACAGCAAAGTGCACCACCCGTTTGGGAGGTCACTTAACCCCTGTTTGGTAATTTAATTACCCGCCTAACCCCATCGGGTTAGGCGCCATGGTCATGCTAGTAAGGACTAGCATACCTGTACTTTTTGTCGACGCGTACAGGACGTCCAGAACGGATAAGATGCTCTACATCCGCGAAGGGCTGTACGCTCCGCTTCAAATAGTGCTTAAGGAGTGCATGCCAACCGGAGATTGAATTCTCTGGAAGATTTGCAGTAACCAGAACGCCCCTAACAAGGGGGCGCTGAGTGTTGCGATCGTGCCTGTGGACATCATAAATGCCCGACAGCTCAATCCTCCCAAGAATTGGCGAGTTCTCTCTGACTCTAGGATAGGGGATCATCGAAGAAATTAATTCATCGATGAAACCCACACTTCGAGTAAAAGCGAACTTAGCTAGTTGGTTCCTTAATGCCGACCAGCTAACCAATTCTTTCACGTTCTCGTTGTTGACAGGAGGCATACTCCTAACCCTACTGATGGAAACATCAGTCTTGTTGAAGTATTCTTTCCCGCAAGATTCTCTGAACATTCCAGTCCAGAAACTCTTGTCACGATTGACCTTGAATCCATAGGACTCAAGGACCTCTGCAACAATTGAGGCGTGGTTTGTGGGGACAATAATATCATCTCCATAAACCCGTACCCGACCGTAGAAAGACTTAATATCTTTCTGCGTGAGCTGGTATCCTAGGCTCTTTTGAATTCCCAGGAAAACGACCGTCGTGAAGACGAACGCCTCCATAGGAAAACAAAGAGCCGAACCCATAGACGCGAACTTGGCAAGGCGTATGGTCTGATCTAGACCGGAAACCTTGTCAAGCACACGAGCCTTTCGACTACGACAAGCATCCACTGACCTGAAAAGGTGAGGGGTATGACTTAGAAGTTGCCGTACATGCTCGTTCGAAACTCTATCAGATGCTTCTGAGAGGTCAAGAGTCGCGAGACTCCTGTCAGAGGCACCTCTACGAGCCATTTCCTGATTAGGGATTTGAGAATCGTAGCAGAGGAAATTCATTGAGTTGTTATCTTTACGAATTTCCTCCTCAATCAACTCCAGAAGAGCTTGCTGCATATATTGCATATGCGTGGGCTCAACGGCGATGATACGAGGAGTTTTGAGCGTTTTAGGAACAGTGATAACCTTAACAGGTATCTCTGCGCCGGGTTCGAGGAACTTCACACTATCTATCATCTCAATATATTGAGAGTAAGATGCAACGCCATTTTCGACGAATGGGAATTCGTCTTCTAGGCGCTGGGTCCAGGTAACATTAGTAAACTTTAGGTTTCCCTTCAGTTTGTCTGCTGTTGCTCCTGGACCGTGCTTCGGTCTGAAATCACCGAGATAGACTCGGCGATCGACTCGCCCCAGGACGTTAGTCCAGAGGAGACGAGCCATACGGTCAAAGTCCAGACGAGAATCGTCGTGGAAAGACCGATCAGAGCGACGAAGTTCCTGCTCACACTGAATGTACTTGTTGATCGCGCGTGTTGTCCGCTCATCTGAGCAATCAACTCCTATTTTTCCGAACGCCAGCGAAAACTGACGTACGGCAAATAGTGCGCTTTCATCAGGTACAGAAAGTAGTGTACCAGTGTCGCGGTTAAACATGAGCTCCAGGAAACCCCCGAGAAATCGAGGGACACCTCCTTTAAAGCCCCAAGAAGGGCCAAAGAAGGATGGGAGTAGCTTACCATGGTCAATCGATTTTTCGACCGATTTTCCAAAGTCTGCTAAGGTTATCGTAAGAAACGATAACCCCTCATGTTCAACACGTCCTGTGACTGTTTTCCAGTCACGGGAGGTATCTACCTGACACATTTCTCCAAGATCTTCAAGGAGAGATGATGCGAACACCATAAGGCTTTTCAAGATGGCTCCTTTAATAGGGGTCGAATCTTCCATAGCCTCATTGGCCATACATCAGTAACGCATCAACGTTAGTTGATGGTTACGCCTCGCCACCCAGAAGCTGGGTGACCTTCGAACCAGAGGTGGCCGCCAGATACGCAACGAGCGCATCGACGATCGACTTCTGATCCGCAACCGAGTAACCCTGAACAGGCACGTCAACGACGAGCGAAACGCTCATCGAGGAAGGTGCCATAATGTTAGGGTTGAGGGGGTCCGCCGACAGCTTCTTGCTGTCAACGCGGATAACCCGACGGGTGCGGCGCCCATAAGCATGGGCAACACGAAGAGAGGTAGCACCATCGGCGGCACTGAACTTGCCCTCCGAGCCCTCGAAAGAGGTACGGGGGAGCGAAGTAGCAGTACCACCAATGGTGATAGACTGAGGATCGGCGAAAGCCATGAGGCAGTGTCCTTTTCTATTAAATTATTATTAAGTTGATATTTAGTTAGAATTTGACATCAGAAACCGTCGTAAAAACCCCGTGGGGTCTTACGAGGCAACTTAATGTCTTCCGGAAGTCTAGTCAAAGCTAGGGCTCCCAGAATAGCCGCTTGTTTCGGGGTAGTAACTCCCGGGGCCAAGCCGAAGCCGTATGGCGACGCTTTTCTACGAGCCTTCCTCTCCAGAGTAACTGTTTCAGTGACGGGTTGAGTACCGCCAAAAGGAACAGCTCTGTGAACAAGGGTAGCAGACACAGATGTATGTTGCATAATATATCCATATCTGAGCGGCGTGCCATCAGTACCGGTATTTGAGATGTTAGAAACAACATCACCTATATTCAAAAACCAGTCTGATAGCCATGTCCAGGGTGTCAAATTCCAGATAACTTCTGGAGTGACGCGGAGACCTAACAAGTGGGCAGCTTCTTGTTTAAATCGACCGAAATCGGTCGAGGCAAGATACTGCCTGTAGGAACCTGAGAACCAGGTTTCCTGCTTGTAGGTCCGAACGCCATTGACAGTACTGCTAATATGACTAGGAACTCTCCAATGGGTTGTACCCAAAGGGGTAACATTACTTGTGAAAGAAATGTTATCAGTAGAGATCTGGTCAGGAAAGCGGTACTTTCTCCTTAAATTCTTACCAAATCGGTTTCTATACTGAGTGAGTAGGTCGTCAGATTTAACGACGATCTCGCACAAAGATAAAAGATCCGAGATGATAGGAGCCCAACCGAATTCCATATTAAGGTATTCGGAGCCTATGTTATTGTGGACCCTAGAGGGTGCACGGTTCATAAGTGATTGCAGGCCCACCATTTTTGGAAGTCCCTCTCTGAAAAGTTCAGAAAGAGAAACAGCCAAATCAATGACAGGCTTACCGGGGTTACTACGAGAAATCGCAGTACCGCCGGCCGCAAACAGGGCATCGTTCAACTCACTCTCGCTGGGCCAATAAAGCCCAGCCAACAGCCTACTACGGATTGTTGAGTCTGGCTGAGCCAGCATCATCGAACCCGAATAAGATGTTGTAGAGATTGCAGTACGATTAGTAAAGGAGTGATCTTCGTAGTTCGAGTGACGAGTCATGCGGTCCAGTGTGAAGCCGGATCCCACGTCTTGCCATCTCAAAACAGGATTCAAATTATCAGGTAGATCCTTAAGGAGCCTCTGATAAGCGTGCCAAGGATTGCTCCTTGTCACAATTGAAGATGACTCAATATTTGTATTGAGCCATGTCTGATAGGTAGTAGTGGGTTGTCCACCAGTAAACTGAAGTACAGTCTTACCCCCGTTAGGGCGTACGACTTTACGTTTAGTTGTGGGGACACCCATACCTGTCAGAACCTTTCTACGAAATAGACATCCATATGTTAAGAACAGATATATTCTGTCGGTAGGTACCGAGGACGGCTAGCCATGGGGCTAGC